CCGCGAGCCATGACGCAGGCATAGATACGAACCGAGACTGCGTGCCTGACTGCGTCATCAGTCGGCACAGTCGTCCATTGCTTAGTGTTGAGCAGTCTCTTGACCTCCGGAGAGCCAATCAGAGGGGCGTCAGAACACTCGCCGTCGAACGCGGCGTGCGAGTTGTGCAGAAGCCATTCATAGCCTACAAAGCGCACGTAGGCGAAGCCCTCGAGAGGCTTGATGTCGATCTTTGCCTTCCACCCCCAGCGGGTGAAGAACCTAGAGCACTCCCCCTCCCCATTATCATCCACCTCTGTGACGGCCGGCTCCTCGAGACGGCCTGCGCCGTCGTCGCCCTCCTGGCATATCGCTGCAGTGTAGAGGAGCCCGTCCCTCGCAGAGGCATAGACGAAGAATGCACCCTTCGAGTTCATGAATGAGATGACCGCGTCGAGCATCTTGCCGGGCTGCACCAGGAATGAGAACCAGGCCCTCACACCTTGGTACCAGTTCCCGCTGCTCGTGATGCGGTCGCCACTTTCGCGCATCGCCCTGGGGAGGCGAAGCTTGAACTTGCGACGCTGCCCCGTCTCGTCCGTGTAGCGCATGACCCATACCGCGGGCTTGCACCTGTCGTTGACGACACGGGAAAACAGAACATCAGACACGTCGGTCCGGACGTAGTCAGCGATATGCTTCAGGATGTCCATCTCGGCGGTCTTGCATTCCTGCTCAATGCCGAATTCGTAGGCAGTCTGGTCCACGTCAAACCAGCGAGCGGCTTTCCGCTTGTTGGAAGTGCGTGGAAGCTGATTGAGCCGTCGTGCGAGTCCTGCAATCTTCTCCTGCTTGTCCGCGCCCTTGATGCAGGCGTCCTCGAACGTGTGGAACAGAACATATTCAAAGATCCACGCCACTTTTGCGAGAGAGATGAGGCGTGTGAGGCCATGATTGGCAATTGGCCTTGGTTTGCATTTGCCCGAGACCTCCGCTTTGACGAACGCATCGATCAGGTCAGAGAACCCGATCTCCGCCTCGTCATAGACCGTGTCATGGGAATTGAAGCCCACGCGGGGGTCGTTGAGAGCATCCTGCATGGCCTGCCTCTTCTGTTCCTTAGACATCTTCTTGGGCATCGCACTCTCCAGCACTCCTTCGAAGTGCGACAATGCTTCGTTCATAGCCTCCTCGGTAAACACGAGGGCTTTCATGGCCGCATCGAACTCGATTGCCGCGATCTCCTCAGTCTCAGTTGGGTTGCGGTCC